AACCGAAACGAGTACGTCTCTCCTTCACCCACCGCAATGAAGAAGTCGAGCACTGCGTCGTACTCGGCCTGGGTGCGGATCTTGTTCGCCACGTCAAAGCTGCGCCGCGATCGCGACCAGTCGCCATTGCGTGTCTCGTGGCCGGACTTGCGCGGCACGATCGTCGTCTCGTACCGCGGCGCCGACTTGCAGCCGTAGGAGATTGCCTCGGGGAAGAGCTCGTCTCGAAATGTCATCAGCGCACGAACCTGTTCATGGCTTCCGTGGTCTGCCCACCGACGCGCATCGCCGCTTGATTCGCGGTTTCCCTGCTGGCGCCAGGCATGACGTTGACGGTCTGGCTGTAGTTGATGACCGTGCCTGGACTACCGGCACCCGCTGGCGCCAGCGCGCGCATCTGCTCAGGGGTGAACACACCCTCATCGGCGTTGAGGATGGCGGGCACTTCGCCGCTTCTCAGCATGGACTGCGGGCCGGAGCCGCCGTGCATACGACGGGCCGACGCGAAGACCGACGGATCGACGGCGCGCACCACGTTGGGCGAGTCCGCACGCCCGCCCCCGTGAAAGAGCCCCACCAGCCAGCTGCCGATCGAGCTGAAGATGCCGCCGAGCCCGTCGCCCATCCCTGCTTCCTGCGCGGCAAGCATCGCGGTTTGCTGGCTGCCGATGTTCGTGCCGTACTGCGCTGCGGTCCCGAAGTTCATGCCGGGCACCATCATGTCGAAGATGCCGGAGCCCAGCGATTGCAGCCCGCGTGCCGCTGGCTGACCGAGGTGCTGGCGGTAGGCCGCTCTCGCGGTTTCGGCAATGATGGTGTCGACCAGGTTGCGTACGCTCACCTTGCCCGTGCGTGCGAACTCGACGAACGCCTCCTCGCCGGCCTCGAGGCCGCGCACGATGAAGTTGTCGAAGGCCTCGCGCATTGTCCTGGTCGTATCTGACCAGGCCTCGACCATCTTCTGCCACTCGGGCTTGAAGCGCTCGGCGAGCAACGCCTGCTCGCTCACGAGCCATTCGTTGAACCGCTTGGTGAGGGTTTCACGTTCGCCATCGCTCTTGGCAAGCAGTTCGATCCGGGCGCGATACAGATCTGCGTCGACGGCGAGCTGGGCCTGGGCGCGCGTACGCTCATCCTTGATCAGCTCGATGTTGTTGTCCCGGGTTTTGTCGAGCAGATCGTCCTGCAGCTCGTTCCAGTCGCGCAAGCGCTCCTGATCCCGGCGGCTCTGCAGTTCCGCCACCTCGGATTGCAGCCGATCCTCTTCGTCGGTCGCACGCTTCAGCGCGTCGAACTCGGCCTTAGCCTGCTCGTCTCGTGCGTCGACCCGGTATCGGTCGGTCGCTGTGCTCGCGAACTGTTGTTTGAGCGCGCCGGATGCGCCAGCGAACCGGCCACCGGGTTGGATCTCGGCGATCGCCTTGAAGTAGCGCTGGATTGCAGCGCTCTTGCCGAAGACTTCCTCGAACTCGTTTGCGGCGGCCTCCGCAGCGAGGCGGGCGATCGCTTCGGCGATGCCCTGATCGGCGCGGCTCGCCTCGGCCGGCTGGCCAGGGCGGCCCCTATAGCTCGGTGCTGCTCCGCCGGTTTTCTTGGCCGTCTTGGCGATCGCGCCGTCGAACTGCTCCCACTCCCGGCGCAGCCGCGCGACCGCCGTCTGCCCGGTCTTGAACTCGTCGAAGACTTTGGCGGCCGACGCATAGGCGCTTTCGTAGATCGAGCGGCCTTCGTCCGCGGTCGCGATCAGACTATCGCCCCAGCCTTCCTTCACGAAGTTCGCAGCCGCGCCCATCACCCGCATCCACGCTTCAAGCGGTTTGAACAGGACTTCGAGGATCGCACCGCCCACCGCGGCGAAGGCAGCGCCGATCAACTTCACACCATCTTGAATGCCGGCGATCAACAACGCGATCCCGCGCAACGCCACGTTGACCGCTCCGGACTCGACGACCCAGCGCACCATGAACGCCACGATCGACCCGGCCGCGGAAGCCACCTCCAGCAGCTCACGTCCGATGCTCGATACTTGCTCCAGAAGATCGCCGGCCGTCTCCTTGTTCTCCGACAGCCAGTGCGATAGATCCCGTGCTTGCTCGACCACGAACTCCATGCCGCGGCCCAACGTCGCCCCGACGCGGTCGAAAATGTCGGTCAGCAGCTCGGCCAACCCTTGAAAGTCACGCGAGATGAACGATTGCTCGTTCAGATCGAATATTCCCGCGAGCGCTCGCTGTCCAGACGCTTTCAACTGCTCGAACATCCCCGAGGTCACCGAACCTGCGAAGGTGGTGATCGCTTCGCTCATGTTCGACTGCACCGCCGACCACGTCTTCGCCACCTCTGCGCCAGCCACCTGGAACGCGGTCAAGCGCTTCTGCAGCTCCTCGGCGAGCTTCCCTTGCTCTCGCCAGGACTTCACCATGTCGTTGCTGATGCCGAGCGACTTGGCGACGCGCGCATTGATATCGATCGAGCCCTCGAGGATCGTGCGCACTTCCTGGCTGATCTGGTGCATGGGCACACCGAGTGCGCCGGCGGCCTGCGTGATACCAATGGTGAGCGTACGGATCTGATCCAGATTGAGTCCGGCCGAGAGGCCAGCACCGACCGCTTGCTGGAATGCGTCGGCGAGCTGCTCGGTGGTCGCCGCGGTCTCCAGGCCGGCGATCCGCAGCTTCGTCATCTGATCTTCGGCAAGCACCGTGGCGGCCGTCAGCGCCTGCATCCCCTGCAGCGGCTTGCCGGATGCGTCCGAGAGATCCGTCTGCGCGACGATCAGCGACGCGATGCCCAGGCGCGACGTTTCGATGAAGGAATTGAACTGGATACCCAGGCGCGCGAACTGGATCGCACCGATCGCCGCGGCGACCTGGACGACCGTGCCGTAGAGCGATCTCAGACCGCGTGAAGCTTCCTGAGCGCGATCGGAGATGCGGTCCAAGCCAGCCGCACCGCGCGTGGCCTTGGTGCCCATCTCCTGCGCTTCGTTGCCGAGCGCACGCATGTCCTGTGCGGACTGCTTGACCGCGGCGGCGCCGGCGACGCCGAAAACTATCTTGACGGCTGCTGTGAGATCGAACGCCACGCGTTACGTCCTGAGCTTTGCTTCTGATTGAGCACGGTGGTCGCGGCGCGCTCCATCACCACGATGTCCTCGAACACCGCTCGTGCATTGCGAATGCGAAGCCCCCGCAGCGTCGACCAGATGGCTGCGTAGTCGAGCCCCAGGGTCACGACACTCATGCCCGCGACCACCCGCCACTGCGTCGCGCAGTAGTACGTGAAGATCTCGACCGAGCGTGCGTTCTCCGGCCACACTTCGAAGGCATCGGCCTCGACGGAGGGATCGACGATCTCGACCGCCTGCGCGTCCGTCACACCGAATGCGCGCAGATCGTCGAGCGCCTGCTCCCCATCGTCGGGAAGCGCTCCGCCTGCCGCCCAGTGCCGGGCGGCGTCCGCTAGTTTTTTGCGCGAGCCCCACCGACCGACTCGAAGAAGCACTTGATGACCGCGGCCCGCACGCCCGGTACCGAGAACACACGGGTGCGCGCATCCTCGGAGAACGGCAGCTCCGCTTCGTCTTGGACGATCCCTTTCCATCCCACAAGGATCTCGCTTGCGAGCTTCGCGTCTTCCACCTGGCCGTCGCGCGCCGCTGCCGCCAACTCGTCCAGGCGCTCTTGCGACAGACGCTTGTACTCCGCGTCGAACGTATGCTTCTCCCGCTTGCCCCCGTCGACCGGCAGCTCGACCGTGACGGGCCACCAGTAGGTTTCCTTCTGCGCGACTTTGAACATCCCTTAACCCTCTCTAATAGCAAGCGGCGAGATCTCGATCCCGCCGCGCATTGCCCCGCACGACCGCGTGCTACAACGCTGCGATCACCAGCTCGTCGTTACCGCTTGCCCCGGGCACAAAGCGCGCACCCATCGCCAACATCGCAACGCCGTCGAGGTCTTCGTAGTTGGGTTCGGTCAGCTGCAGCGCCGGCGCGTCGAACTTCACCTTGTTGCCGGCGGTCGTGCCGTGGGTGACGGAGAACGCGCCGGTCACGGCGTTGCGAATGGGCGTCCACCAGTCCTTCGCGGCCACCGTGACCGCTTCGAGCGTGATGCGCCCGGCCGCCAGGCGGTCCGTCATCAGCACTTGCTCGCTGCCCCCGACGAGCGAGCGATGGACCACGCTGTTCGCCACATCGATCGAGAGCTGCGACATGACACCACTGGTGAACCCGTGCACGCGCAACGCACCCGTGTTGACGTTGTTCACTGGCAGCGGGGTCTTCCAGGCAGTGAATACGACCGTGGGCGTCGCCGCGTCCGCCACCGCCACGTACAGTCCGGTGAATCGGAACTGGAACACCGGCCGACCCTTGTTCGGCAGCTCCGCGCTGAACGTGCCGCGGGCGCCGAGCATCTTGTGGAACACACCGTCCACGTTGAAGTAGATGGTCACGGACTCGAATGTCTGCGACACCGGCTGATAGACGACCTGGGCGTCGATCGAGTAGGTCGTCGTCGCATCCGGCGGCGTGGTCCATGCTTCGGCCACCGTCGCCACCTTGGTCGAGCCGACGTAGTCGTTGATCACGCGCGACTGCCCGGATCCCGTGCCGCCCGTGGTACGGATCGTCATCCCGGTGTAGGCATCGTCCGATGCAGAGGCCCCAGCGGCGAGCGTGATGGTCGATGCGCCGCCGGCCTGGGCGGTACCGGTATGGGCGGTGCCGAGCGCCGTCTCCGAGAATCCGCAAGCGCGCATGAGCGG